GTTGATGAATGAAGATATAGATAAATTTATTGAAATTCTTTTGGGAAAAACTGGGTCTAGAATTGATTTAATGGGGCAAAAAAGTATTTCATTAATAGATTTAAATTCACCAGAGCAACTAAAATCTAAAATTGAATCGTTTAAGAGTTATTTAGTCGGACTAACAAATAATAAAGCCCTTGGTTCAATGATGACCAATACAGATTTATTAAATATTCGTGATGAAATACTAGGTGATATGAATCAATTTTTATATTTATTAACGTTTAAATAATTGTACTTTTATACAAACATAATAAATTATAAAATATCATTCTTATTACAAAAAACTAAAGCTGTTGTTAAAAAAGCAAATAATACATTTGGAGTATAATGATACATATGTTCAAACGTTGAATCTTGATTTGTACCTAAAAAATGGTCGAGAGTATCAGGTCCAAAATTAGTGGTTATCTCTCCATTATCTCCTAAGTGATGCTTTTGATGATTACCAATATGAAGTAAAGAGTAATTTATATTATGAACTGTAATATAAATTATACCATAGTACATAATTAAAATAGGTGGAAATAATTCATAATTAATAAGTATTTGAAAATAATACAAAAATAAAAAAAAACCAATATTTATAAACAATGCTTCAATAATAAATGAAATTATTTTACCATTTTTACTAGAATTATAGTCAGTATTATGATGAAATGATAAATGTGGATTATATTTTTGTGGTATTATATGAAACAATATATGTATAAAATAAGAATAATACATTAATCCTATTATTAAAACTGGTGTATAAAGTGGTGAAATTGTTTTATGTGTTAAAATTATACCAAAAAGTATTAAAATGAATGTAGATAAATATTGTTTATTCAAATAATTTTTAAAATTAACTTTGTTAAAAATTTCTGTATTCAAATACATATATATTTGAAATTATATTTAAATTATTGCTTTTTAGTTTATTCAAAATATGTTATATTATAAAACTTTATTATTGATAAAACAAAAATTTTGTTTGCTATAATTATACTGCCAATATTGATTAATATTTCTTCCACATCTTTATTTTTTGGATTTTGTAATATTATATTTCCAAATAACTCAGCTGAATTAATAAATAAATCATTTTCTTCTAAACTAGTTACCATACATCTCCCAATAAAATAAAATAAAAATCTAATAATATACATTGTAATAAGCATTATTGTTAGTATTTTCATATCATTTGAAATTAATGCAATTGTTAAAACAACATATGTAAATAACATATGTATTAAAATCCATGATATATTTTTTACATAATTTATATTGGTATCAAACATTTATATAATCTAATAAAAAATTATAAGTAATTAAATTAAAATCCAAAATTAATATATTTATTTTTAATATAATGAGTGATAATATTTCTGATAAAATATCAAATACATTATTAGGAACAAATGAAATTTCATCTATGCCATCTCTTACTCCAGACATAGATATAAGTAGTTCAGATAGCAGTATGTCATCTTTTTTTGATTGGATAAAAGATATAAGCTTAACGACGTGGATTTTAGTTATACTGATTTTAACATTTTTAGGATTTAATATTTTTGTTTATTTAGCAAAAGGTACACAAGATGTAAATGATTTCTTTGCTCCTTTAATTAAAAAAGTAACTTCTATTTTTGCCGGTGTTACTGGACAAGTTGTGGATGTTTCGGCAGAAGGAGCAAAAGCTGCTGTAAATACGTCAGCTGATGTTGTAACAACTGGATTAACAGGCGTTCAAAATATTACTCCAACAAAACAATCTGAACCAGAAGAACAAAATTCTAAAACTAAAACAAAAGGGCAAGATGTTAAAACTACATTTCCTCAAGGAGATGTTGCTCAAGCGAATACAGTAAACAAAGCGATTAATTCTTCAACTGCTCAAAAACAACAAGTAAATGGGGAGGACTATCAAGCAGATGATGCAGCAAGTAGTATTCAACATGGCGCATCTAAGGCAGGATGGTGTTATATTGGCGAAGACCGAGGATTTAGGTCATGTGCTGAAGTAGGAGTAAATGACACTTGTATGTCTGGAAATATTTTTCCTACTCAACAAATATGCGTAAATCCAAGTTTAAGAGCATAAAATTTATGGCTGAATCAAAAAATAAGTTAATTATAAAATATATTAAATAATACTTTATAATTAAGTGTATAAGTAAATTATGACATTTTTAAAAAGAATGAACACAATATTAAATACAAATATGAGAAAATTTATAAAAAATAGTACATTTCGTTATTCGCATCATCGCAATTATCCAGAAGATTTTTATTATCCACAAAAAGATAAAGATATTACACAAAAAATTATAATTAATTTATTAGGTGATGAAAAATCTGTTGATGTTGCATCTTGGGAAATAAAGTCGTTTGCTAATAAAAAATTTTTAAACACGTCTAATATTGTTTATTATAATGAAATATTAACAGCTTTACTTCGTAAAAATAATTTTTTAAATTTTATTGTGAATAGATGTTATAATATGTCTTGTGATAATATATCATATTTAAATAATGATATTATTAATACAAATAAAAATTGGAAACCATATAATTTGTATGTAATACCTGATGCTACAAATAGATTTACTACTTGTAATTTTATTCAAAATTGCCACCAAACTGATTTTATTATTTATCCACTAGCAGCACCAGAAGAAAATAAAAGAAGGGATATTAATATATTGATTGGCTAAGGATGCGTAAATTGAATAATAATAAAAAATAATAAATCCTATTTAGGTGTTAACACTTACTATATTTGATTTTTCAGATTCTGTATCGTTATTTAGTGATGTAACATAAAAATTATATGCTCCTGATGTGGTTTCAGTAATAGTAACAGATGTTTGTGAAACTGGCACATTTAAAATGAATACATCATTTTGATAAATATTAAAACTTGTAATTGTAGCACATGTGCTATCTAAAAAAGTCCAACTAAGCGGAATATTTAATTCTCCGTAAATAATACTTCCAACAGATAAAACTGGACCAATAAATGTAATAGCACTAACAAATCCTTTGTACCCTTGAGGCCATTTAGTGCCGCTTGTAGGCATAATGTATCTTTGTCTGGGATACCATGTCTGTGTTCCATCATTCCAACATAATTGTTGAATTTGTCCTGGGACATTAGAGTCGGTAGTTGGATTACACAATTGTTGAGATTTTGTTCTTTTAATAATTTCTTGAGTGCAAGGATTAACAACCACATTACAAACAAGATTTCCACCATCTTGAATTGAAGTTATAGGGCAACCAAATGGATTGGAACGATTACTAAACGTGTTATTAGAAGGGTCTAAAATAGTAGAATTAACTCGTAATAAACTAGTCATATTTGGATTAGTATAAGTATCAGATTGTGTAGCCCACGTTTTTGTTCTATTAGTCCACATTCCTTTGGCTATTTGTGTATATCTTTGTTTTTTTGTTAAATTAGAACTATTTTTTTTGTATTGAAGAACATTTCCTTTTAATAGCATTTGTCTTTCATAATCAGCACTTAAAAAATTGCTGTTTGCGGCTGGATCATCATTTTTATAAGCAATAACAGAACACACACCTTGAACTCTACTCCAAACTCTTGGAGGATTAGGATTATATTGTATCGATGACATTATTGTATATATTAATTAATTATTAATAAAATTAATATATATTTTAAAATGTATTTATTACATTTTTTGGTTAGAACTAGAACCAGAATTACTTGAATCTTTATATTCAGTAGGATTAAACATATCGCCGGCTCCGGCAAAAAACCATCTTAGTGATAGATAATTTGGATTTGTAACACTCATTCCACCAGAATCAATTATTTTAGTATTAGGACCACTTTTAGCAATATTTTGTATTTCTGATGTTCCTAAAGCATAATTATAGTACCATAAATTTGATATATTTCCATCAAACCCGCCATTCATGGCAACATAAACATCTCCATAGTTTTGTTTAGGAATACCAATTAATTGAACACTTCGTGTAATTGTTCCATTAATATAAACATCTAAAGTTGTATTCTGGCATCTAATAATAACATTAACCCATTTATTTAATGGAATATCAGGAATTAAAACTTCCTCATTAATTACATTAAATGTATTCATCATAACAACAAGAGCATTAGTATTAGGAGCAATATATAATCCTGGAGCATTATTTGGAAAATTTAATCCATTTGATTCTAAATTGCTATTTCCTTTATAAAAAATATGTTTATATTGTCCTTCAAGATATTGTAAATTTTCAATATAAATCCAAACAGACCATGTGAACTCAATTCCATTATTTGCGTTATTTGACCTATATATTTGTATAGTTCCATTTGAACTAGGATCTTGTGGGATAACAATAAGCTGTTTAGCATCTACCATACCATCTATAAGATGAGGTGAATCATTATTACTAAATAACCAAGATATAACAGAAATTCCTACTCTTAATAAAATCATAAAAACAAAAATAACAATCAATAAAAATGCCAATTTTGCTACTAAACTATTTGATTGTAAAAATTCTTTTGTTCCAAAACTTCCTTGATTTGTAGAAAATGAATCCATTTATATATATATAAAAGAAATAAGATAAAATAAATTAAATTGTAACACTGTTTGTTGTAGTTCCATTTTCTAATAAAGAAATTTGAACATCATAAGATCCAAATAAACTAGAGAAAAACCCACCTCCATATCCTTTTGCATAAATATTCCAAGCATCTTGTGGATTTAGTGAGTTAGGATAATATTCTAATTTAGATGTCCATCCATCAAAACCTCCTTTAGGTGTAACAAAAATTTTAGCATTATTATTTACACTTGCTATACCTGGTAATAAACATGTTCTAACTAATTTGCCATCAATATAAAGGTCCATTGTTCGTCCATAAACACTAATAATCAAATTAACCCATTTTTGAATAGGAATATTGGCTACACTACACTTATGAACAATTGTTTTACTACCAGGTGTAGTTGGTTCTGAGTCCGCGCCTGGATAACAACCTAAAGAAACCATTAAATTATTTTCAATAGCTCCTAAAACAACTGCTGGGCAAGGGTCAACCCCGCTTATTCCTTCTACTGAACCACCAGAAGCGTCACTATTTCCTCCCATTCTTCCAAAAATAACTTTTGGTTCACCATAACGATAATTCCAGTCATTAACATAAAACCAGCAAGAATAACCAAAATTACCAGAGGCAACAGTTGAACCATTTGTTGCTAAAGAATCAGCTTCAATTGTTGACGCTGTTTTACCATCTTGTAAATCTTGTAGGGTATTTGGATCGCTCATAAGATATCTTAATAACAAAAAAACTAAAACAATTATCACAATTGTAAAAACTATACTTAAGGGACTCATTTGTATATTATAGATTAAGATATTTTTTCTACTTTTTTAAATTTAAGATTTAAGATTTAATTTTAATAATAGTTTCATTTGATTCAGTAGTTATTGGAGTTGTTTTATCTTTTACCATATTATATAAAATATGCATTTTTGTTGTGGTTAGAGGTGATTTAAAATATACTACATTGCATATTCCACCACTTATTCCTCCATCTGTCCCTATTGTTAAACTATCCAATGACATATATGGAACTACTTCAATTGCTGATTTAACAAGTTCATTATTAAAAAATATATCTAAAGTACCTCCAGTATAATTAATTACAATATTGTTCCATTTTTGAAGTAATATATTATTTTGTTTGTATATAATTCTATTACCATTTTCATCAAAATCTATTAGTTTATTTTTATGTTTTGTTAGACCTTTTTGTTCCATAGTTATCATAAGTGTATTTGTATTAGCTCTGTAAAGAATATTAGGTTTGTTACCATAATTTAATAGTGATATAAATTTATTACTAGATGAACTAGAGCTTGGAGAATTAGCATCTAAAAATACCCAAAAAGATAATCCATACTGATATTCAAACTTATCTGTGCCATTTAAATCTTCATACGATGCTAGTGTATATAATTTGTTAATGTCAACAGGTTTATTTACTAGTAAATCTCCCCCTTGTAATGTAAATGCCTTAGTAAGAGATGGAAATTTATAATACGCAATAAGAATTAACATTGCTATTATTAATAGCATAATAAAACTCAAAAGTTCGGAATAATTTGTGGTTGTAGCTGCCTTTACACCTGAATCAAAAACTCCAGAAAGAGCACAAGGAATATATAATATTAAGTTTGAAATTAGAGAGAAGAAACTATCTTTTTTGGAATTAGCCTTTCCTGGTAATTCAACATTTATTGTTTTATAAATTAACATTAAAATAACTAAAACAAGAGATAAATTTAATATAAAACTAACAGTCCCTGATTGACCTGATAAATTTTGTAAATAATATACTATCCAAGCAATTAATAATCCTGATATAATAATACCAAATAATGTTAATAATGATTTTTTAAAGGTTGATATTTTAGATACATTCATAGACTTATCGGAAACTTCTGGAAATATTGCTACAAGTAATCCACTTCCCCAAATAGATAAAATTAAAAATATTAATATAATTATTGTAGCAAACATTGATTTATTATTTGATATTCCACCAGGATAGTTATATACACCCACTGCGACAATTATCAAAAATAAAATAAATAAAATACTTCCATAAACTGAAAATTTACTAAATTTTTCTAGAAAATTACTTGACTCATTTTTTGTATCTACTGGTTTAATCGTGTCTGGTAGTGTTAACACAATTATTAAATACAATAAAGAAAAAACAGCTATTAAAATAGTTAATAATAAAGATGACCCATAATATTTAGTAATAAATCCACCTGGGTCAACTGAGTAATAAACAATACAAATTGTAATAAAGCATAAAAATAAAATTACTGTTTTAATTCTTTCATAATTTATATTAAAATTTTCAACATAGTTTGTTGAGAATCCTTTAAAAAATAAAAATACTGTTAATAATAATGTTAAAGGTGTAATTATATAACCATATTTATTTAATGTGTCACTTGACACAGTTAAAAAAAATATTATTAAAAAAATAGTGTAAATAAATACATAAATAGTATTTGAAATTTGTTCTAAAAACTTATGAATATTTTCTTTAAAATTTGGCAAAAGAAAAAACAGTATTCCAACTCCTACTAATAAAAAAGTTAGAACAATAAATACATCTGATGTTATTTCGCTATTAGTTTTTGTACTAGTATTTGATTCTGATTTTGAAAATGAAAATCCTTGATTAAATAATAAAATAAAAAGAATAATAGTTAATGCTAATAAAATAAATCCAAAAGGTTTTGCCATATTAGACATTTTAAATTCTGGTATTAAATTTTCTTTTGTTGTATCCATAATATATACTTTTAGAAAAAGTATAGGAAAATATACATTACCTTTAATTTATTTAATATTAAATATTAAATATTAAATATTATATATGTCAAATATTTTTGATTTTATTATCGTTGGCTCAGGAGCAGCGGGCAGTGTTATAGCTGCAAGATTATCTGAAGTTTCGGAATATAAAATTTTAATTTTAGAAGCAGGGCAAGATAACTCTCAAAATTCTACTAATTCAAATATGACTGATTGGGATAAAGCTTTAACAAAAATTCCATCATTTAGTCCTGTAATAAATTCTCGTTATAATCGTCAACCAGATGGCACATTATCAATATGTAAATCTTTAGATAGTTTTACTACTACTCCTCAAGGAAATGATATTATATTAAATAAAACATATTCTTATCCTCGTGGAAATGGCGCAGGTGGTTCTACTAATAATAATGCCTTAGTATACGGAAGAGGAGACCCAAATATATATAATAGTATTGCGAATTATGTAAATGATTCAATATGGTCTTATGATAATATTCTACCATATTATAAAAAAATGGAGACTTATAATGTTCCTGATGGGGAACCTGGCATTCATGGATACGACGGATGGTTGAAAATTAGAGAAACCGGACCACTTGATATGGATTTAAGACAGGAATTAATAGATTCTATAACACAACTAGATAGTATTCCTGTAAGAACAGACCCTAATGACCCTGCACAAATAGCAGGTGTTTATGTGTGTCAAGAACAAGTAACACAAGATGCTATAAGATGTAATGCGTTTGAATCTTTATTATATCCAAAAATAAAAACGCAAACAAATATTACAATGAAATTTAATACACTTGTTAAAAATGTTATAATACAAAATTTTAAAGCAATTGGGGTGGTTACATACGAAAAAGAATTTTTACAACAATGTAATACTTCTGGAAATACTGTAACTAGTCAGGTTGGTTATGGCACTGTTGAAATTCCTAATAAGCTTTTTCCGCCTTCTTCTAGATATTATGCTACAAAGGAAGTAATATTATGTGCTGGGGCCTTAACAACACCACAAATACTTATGTTATCTGGTCTCGGTCCAAAAGACCACTTAACAGAAATGGGAATAGATGTAATTAAGGACATCGATGGTGTAGGTAAAAATTTAATGGACCATATGGAGTCAAACTTAATTTATAGGTTGGACCCATCTAAAATTATATGGTCATGGCAGGCAACTTATTTAAAAAATTATACTGATTATTCATCATCACTGTATGCTGCCAATATTGAGTTATATGGAAAAAGTAGTTGGTCTGATGTTCCTACTAATGGAGTTTCTGTAATATTAGATTGGTATTCTGAATCCGTTATTCCTGATATTACAACAGTTCCACCAAATATTCATGTTCATGCTCTAAATGGTTGCTATTATGATTTTTGTAAGGAGTTTCCATTAACATTTCCTGCTGGAGATAATTATCAATTACCTCAACATCAATATGATGATTGGATGCCTAATTCTACTGGAGACGCAACATTTTCTAATTCTGCTACAAGTGGTAAAGAATTTATGATTAATAAAATGTTTGATCCAAATAATCCGTATGTTTTATTAGATTTTTTAACTGAAAATTTGCCTATTCCAGATTCATCAAAACTAGGTTCAATACGTTTAAGTTCTACAGATTGCAGAGACCAACCTATTATAGATCTTAATCTATGGCAAGATGATGATGCGTGTTTCAGATTAGCAGATGCAATAATAAAACTTAGAAGTATTATGGAGACAGAACCAATGAAAGGACTTTTACTTACAGGGGATGCTAATTCTGAACTTTATCCTGGAATAGCATATAATACACGTGAAAAACTAGCAGAATATGTTAAAAATCATCAAGCATATGGTCATCATATAGGTGGAACAGCAAGAATGGGAAGTAATACAGATATAAATTCTGTTTTAGATTCTAGATTAAAAGTTAAAGGTATAAAAGGATTGAGAGTTATAGATACTTCTATTTATCCAGCACCTTATCTTCATGCGTATAATCCATCTTGTGGAATATATATGATGGCTGAAGTCGCTTCTGATTTTATTAAAAAAGAATATTATATTCCCCCAATACCAGTAGTAACTGTTGGGAGAGGTAATTATCAAAATAATCCAAACGCAGGTAATTCGCGAATTTGTAAAAGCATATGTGGAACAGTAAATAACTGTAAATCTTATCAAGATTATATGTTCGGTATAAATAAATAAATAAAAAATATTACATATTTTCCATTGCTGTTTTTTTTCCATGACAGTTTCTGCACAATGCTATTAAATTTTGAACGTCATTACCACCTCCATATTCTAATCGTGTTTTGTGGTCTATCTCGAAAGTATGGTCCAATTGACTTTCACAATTTCCACATTTCCATCCTTGTTGAGCCGCAACATATTTCTTTTTTGTTTCACTAACAGAACGTTTAGTTCCATTTTTACCTGAGTTTAGCATTCTTTTTTCTCCGCTTCCACCAAATTGCAATGGATTTATATCATTAAATGATTCCATAAAACTGGAATCTTCATTCTTTGAGGTAAAATCAAATATTGGCGTAATCATATCCATTGCTGATTTATCTATAGGCATATATTTTACTACATTATTAGCATAAAGTAACATATTTCTACCCTGCGATGGGTTTCTTTTTAAAAAAAGATAAACACTAACACCAATAATGCTAAAAAAAATCATTTGATAATATTTTTTGAATGACATCAACATTTTTGTGTATTTTCCATCAGCATATGCGTTATATATAAAAAATGCTGTAATACCTATTATAAAGAACTCTAATCTCATTATATAAAATATACTATAATAAAATATACTATAATAAATAATATATTTTATTATAGTATTCTAAAATTAATATTTTTCTGTTACATATTCACAATTTTCATGTGATACAGTTATTAAATTATCAAATCCATATTCATCTAATATTTCTAGCACTTCATTATCATATTCGTTATAATAAGTATCCACATCTCTTGCTAATACAAATAAGGATAATTTAACAGGGTCAGATACTATTGCCCAATCATAATAATTATAATCATTTTCAGGACCTAAATTATAAACCCAATATGGCGCATCATGTGGAACACCATTTAAATGAACCATTAATTCTCCGGGATATAATTTAGGGTCACTATTATAACCATAATACGCATACCCTTGAATTTGGTCTATACCATTTATTTTTTCATACTGACTATTTACTACACTCACATTACCAGATGGCATTATTTCGTAATCCGCTGTTATACAACTAGAAAACTTTTCAAAAAATTGGTCAAAAGGATTTCCATATATTTGAAACCATCTACCTTGATACTTTTCTAAATCCAATATTTCAACCGTATTTATAGCTATACTGTTTACAAAAAAATAACTAAACAAAATATTGAACATCAACATAATATTATATATAATATAATATTATTTATTCTTTAAATTATTTTTAAATAATTTTTAAATAATTAATTTTTCATTGGATTTAATTTATCAACTTCTCTCATATGTTTCATTATTCCAAATGCGACTAGTAACATCATTACAAATGGTAATAAAACCAAAAACCATGATAATGATGTGTAACCTTTACTACACAACCATCCTAACGCAAAGGTCCATAAAAATGCGAATATTAGTTTACTAAACACTTGTATGATATGGGCTTTATTAAATAACATAAATATACAAGCAATTACAGAAAACGCAAAATATATTTTCGCAGGAGTACAAAGTTTGTTAAAATCAGTGTTCATTATATAATTATACAATATTATTATTTTTAAAATACTTTGTTTAAAATACTTTGTTTTAAATACGTTGTTTTGAAGTTTTTGTTTTAGATTTTTTTGAACGTATTTTTTGACTTGAATTTAATATATATGTTTGACCAGTAACTCCCTGTCTTCGTTTACTTGAAGATACTTTTAAACTAGAGTTTTTATTAGAAGTTGTATTTGTTAGTCTAAATATTTTATTTATTCCTTTTAACTCATTTGTTAATTCAGACACTTTTATAGGTGTTATTCTTGGAGAGAATAAGTATTCAATAAAAATATTCTTTAATGCTTCAAATAGTTGTGTTTCCATTTTATTTAAATTCTTGTAATTTTCATGTAAGAGTTCAAAAATTGGAAAATATGACATAACAAAACCCCAAATATCTACTATTTTAATAAAAACTGTATCAAGATAAATGCGCAAATTAAGTGAACCATCTTCTCTAAATTTTGTAAAATTAATTAAAATTTCAATAATATAATTACAAATATAAGGTAGTGTAAATTCGCTTTCAATTATTTTTTCCTTACTTTTTTCATCCATATTTTTTAATTCACTTCCAAATAACATAAACATAATACTATTAATAAATGAGTAATGACCCATTCCACGCTCTTTAATCCATAAATAAATATAATCAATGATAAATGGTTTTAAGTTTTCGTGGTCTAGTTTTCCTCCTTGTTTAATATATTTTGAATATTTATCAAAAAATAAATCTGAAAAAATAATTATTGAAAATGGAACATTAAATTGAAATGGTCTATTTCGCCAAGTTTTAGGAAATGGTTGGTCAATGTTGGCTACATATTCAGTAGAAAGTCCCCAGTCTATTAATCTCGTTTTAAAACTTGAACTATTATCAACTAAAATATTGGAATCTTTAATATCACAATGATATATATTATTTTCATTCATTGGAATAATTCCATTATTCAAAAGATTTATTAATGTATTATTTAATTTAACTATAATTTTATATGTGTTATTTTTTATTATAAAATCATCTACTGGTAGACCACCATTAGGCATATTTAACGCAAAAACTTTATCTAATGACTTATTTATATTTTCTTGTGTAATTTTATCTTTTGGAAGTGCGGAACACTTTGAATTAAAACTTACTAAATCACTTTTATCCAATTTAGCTGGCTTACAAATTTCAAAATCATTAAGTAAAAAATAATTTTCATATTGTGGAATTTTATTTAATTTTTTTTTAAATAGTTGAACTTCATTGTATTCTTCTAATGCGTGTTTTTTTGTTAATAACTTAGATATTCTATTTTTACCTCGTGATGTTTTTCCTTGACATTTTAAAGCTGGACTAAAAACACATCCAAATCCGCCAGATGCTATTACTTTACCACCAGTCGCACTTGCTTTACTACAATTTCTATATTTTTGTTTATGTTTTTTAGTACTCATATAATATACTAATAAAATTATTAAATTCTTTGACTCCATCTTTTTGACAAAGTTATAAAAAATGGACTAAAATTCTTTAACTCCATTTTTTAAAAAATGGACTAAAATTCTTTAACTCCATTTTTTAAAAAATGGACTATTTATCATATAAATAATATATTCCTCCAAAAATGCTAATAATTATTCCCGAATAAATTAGTTTACCTCTTATTTTATAGTATTCACTCATTTTTTCATT